CGGCGATCCGGCGAGGCTCGACGTCGGAGGCACGCGCGGCTACGGCATGGAGGAGATGCCACCGCCCGGCTACAAGTCGCGCGAGGACTTCGAGCCGGTCGTGTTCAACCCGAGGACGCACGGCAATCAGGCGCAACCGCGCGGCGGCATCCCGCGGGCGCCCCAGCCGCGCCCGCCCCAGCGCCCTACTTGATCTTGGGTTGAACCGCCCGCGCGCAGGCAGGGCACAGCACCACAAAGATAGGCGGCGGCGCCGGCGCGTTGGGCGCCGCGCCCTCGTACAGATTCATGTTCATCCAGCCGGGCGGCAACGTGAAACTGGTGCCGCGGCGCACTGACCCTTCGGTAAAAGTTTCGCCGTCGTAGTCGCACACGATCTTGAAGGTCATAGCCATCTGTCTGTCTCTCCTTCTCGTCTAGGCCAAAGAGGCCAAAAGGGTTTTGGCCCTATTGTCCAGATTTTTGGCCACGAGCGCCGTGCTAGGGCGCGGACATGCCCGATGTCTGGCCGCTTCCGCCGGCACCACCCGTCCCCTACCTGACCACGCTGCGGCAGGAAACCGTCAGCCGCATCGCCACGCTGCCGGGCGTCTTCAAGCGCGTCTACGATTCGCGCCTGCCGGCGATCACGCGCGAGGAGCTGCCGGCGGTCCGCATCTATACCGCCGCCGCCAGCCAAGGGCTGTCGATCAGCATTCCCGAGTTCCGCACGATCGCCCAGCTGGTCATCCAGATCATCTGCGAGGACATCACCGACGCGGCGATCGCCGAGCGCGTCGACGTCTACTGCGACATCGTCAAGGCCCGCCTGCTGAGCGATGGCGCATGGCTCCAGCTGTTCGAGCGCGTGTTGTCCATCGAGACCGAGATCGAGCGCAGCGTCGAGGGTGAGTGGCGGTCGACCGTCGCGACGCTGACTTTCGGCATCCAGTACACCGAGGCGTGGCCACCCTACATCCCCGACTGGCTCGAAACCGTCCGGATCAAGGTCGACGTCATCGACCCGGCGGCCGATCCCAACACCGGCGAGCCCGGCACACCGCCCAACGTCCCCGGCGGCTATCCCGGCGGCTATCCCGGTCCTGACGGGCGCATCGAAATCGATGCCGGCGTCATCAATCCGACCCCGCCCGAAGGGTGGACACCCCCACCGACAGCGAAAAGGAAATAACCCATGCCCGTCTCATTTGACCGCATTCCGAGCAACATCCGAGTGCCGCTGTTCTATGCCGAGATCTCGGCGCGCGAGGCCGCCTACTTCGCGATGAATCAACCGACGCTGCTGATCGGCCCCATGCTGCCTACAGGCAAGGCGACGCCGCTGGAGCCGGTGCTGGTGACGGACTTCTCGCAGGCCGCCGGGCTGTTCGGTGCGGGCAGCGTGCTCGCCGACATGGTCGGCTACTATCGCCGCAACGATCAGGTCGGCACCGTCTGGTGCATCCCGCACGCGGCGCCGGCCAACGCCGTCGCGGCGACCCTCACCGATACCATCGACGGGACCGCTGGGGCGTCCAGCATGATCGCCGTCTATCTTGCCGGTGAACGCTATTCCATCCCGGTCGCGCAGGGCGATACCGGCCCGGACATCTGCACCCGGCTGGCCGAGCTGATCAACGGCGACGCCTTCGCGCTGGTCACGGCGGAAGCGCCGCCACCCACCGGCACCAGCGGCACGATCTCCTACCTTGCCCGGCAGCCCGGCTCGCTCGGCAACGAGATCAACCGGATATGGAATTGGCGCGGCGTGACCGGCGGCGAGATTATCCCGCCGGGCATCACCATCACCGCCGAGGGCACCGATCCGACCGTGCTGAACGGCCCGCTGCATGGCGGCGCCGGCGAGCCCGATCTCGACCCGGTCGTCGCCGCGATGGGCGATGACGAATACGACTTCATCGGTCTGCCCTACAGCGACGCCGATTCGCTCAACACCCTGCAGGAGGAGCTGAACGACGTGACCGGCCGCTGGGCGTGGTCGCGCCAGATTTACGGCCACGTCTTCGCCGCCAAGATGGGCACGCCGCAGGCGTTGGCCGACTTCGGCATCACGCGCAACGATCCGCACTGCTCGGTACTCGGCTTCGCGCAATCGCCGACCGTCAGCTGGCGCCGGGCGGCGGCGCTGACCGGAGAGGCGGCCACCTCGCTGCGCATCGACCCGGCCCGGCCGCTCCAGACCCTCACCTTGGTCGGAGTCATCCCGCCGCAGCGCGGCAAGCGCTTCAAGCTGGCCGACAACAACACGCTGCTCTACTCGGGCATCGCGACCGAAATGGAAGCGGGTGGTGCGACCGCCATCCAACGCTGCATCACGACCTATCGCGTCAATATGTGGAACCAGCCCGACCCGAGCTGGCTCGACGTGCAGACGCCGGCGACGCTGGCCTACATCGTCCGCTTCCTGCGCCAGCGCATCACGCAGAAATTCGGCCGCCACAAATTGGCGAACGACGGCACGCCGTTCGGCTTCGGGCAGGCGATCGTCACGCCGCGCATCATCCGCGCCGAGCTGATCGCCGCCTACAGCGAGCTGATGTTCGCCGGCGTCTGCGAGAACATGGAAGCCTTCAAGGCGTTCCTCATCGTCGAGCGCGACGCACAGGACCCCAACCGGGTCAACGTGCTGCTGCCGCCTGACCTCATCAATCAGCTGCGCATCTTCGCCATGCTGGTCGAGTTCCGCCTGCAATACGCGGCGAACGCGGTGCCTGCGCCGGGTGTCGCGGTGCCGGTCGCGGCCTAACCACAAGGAGTTTTCATCATGGCGAACAATCGAATCGCGGGCGTTGCCTTCGTCTACATCAACGGACGGCAGTATCCGCTGCGCGGCAACCTGACGATCTCGACCGACACGATCGAGCGCACGGGTGTCGCCGGCATGGACGGGGTGCACGGCTACACCGAGGCGCCGCGTGTGCCGTACATCGAGGGCGACTTCTCCGACATCGGCGCGCTGTCGCTGGCCCAGCTGCAGGCCATGTCCGACGTCACCGTCACCGCCGAGCTGGCCAACGGCAAGGTCTATGTCCTGCGCAACGCTTGGACCTCGACGGCGCGCGAGTTCAAGGCGGTCGACGGCCAAGCCACCGTCCGCTGGGAAGGCATGGCGGCCGAAGAAATGATGGCGGCCTAGGAGGCTTAAAGCATGACACCGCTCACCGAACCGATTCAGGCGCACGGCAACGAGATCACCGAGATCGAATTCCGCCGGCCCAATGGCGGCGACGTCGCCGCCTGCGGCTTCCCGTTCAACTTCACCGTCAACGAGGACGGCACCCAGACCATGAAGCCCGAGGCGGCGGCGATCACCGCGCTGATCTCGCGGCTCGGCAACATCCCGCTCTCGTCGGCGCGCGCACTCAGCTTCACCGACTGGATGACGTGCATGGGAGAGATCTTCAGTTTTTTCGGACAGTCGGTCCCGCCAGCACCGTCGTTGAACGGTGCTTCGATCTCGCGTGGATCTGGAAATGGGACCCCCGCGTCGCCTTAGAACTGAGCTTCGACGACCTGATCCTCTACGAGCAGCAGACGGCGCGCATCCTCGATGAGGTCGCGCGCCAGCAATCGGGGCACTAATGGCTGAGACCACCGACGTCAGTGCACGCATCCACGTCCAAGATCAGGCGACGGGGCCGATTCATCACGTCACGCAGGCCATCGCCGGGATGGGCAAGGCGGCGGCAGCGGCGACCGGCGTGATGGCCAAGATGGGCGGCGCGGTCGGCAAGACCATGGGCGGTATCGGCGGCGTGGTCAGGGACATCGGCGGGAAGATCGGGAAGGTCGGCCACGACATCGCCCACGCCTTCGGGCCACTGGAGGGGCTGACCAGCGCGCTCACGCTCGCCGGTATCACCGACTCGATCAAGGATTTCACCACCAAGTCCGAGGGACTGGACAGAGTGGCGCGCCGCCTCAACCTCACGACCGAGGCACTGCAAACCTTCCAGTTCATGCTCGGCGGTCCGGAGGGCGCGAACTACGCGCTGACCCAGTTGGGCAAAACCATCGGCAAGGTCGCCGCCGGTGACAAAGGCTTTGAAGCGATCGGCCGCGTGCTCACCAAGATGGGCGTCTCGGCGCAGGAGCTTAAAGCCGGCAACCTCGAAGCGATCCTGCCCAAGATCGCCGCCGGCTTCGAGAAGAACAAAGATCCCATTTTGCAGATGAAGGCCGCGATCGCCCTGTTCGGCGAGGAAGCCGGCCCGAAGATGATCCCCTACCTCTCGCAAGGCATGGCGGGCCTAGAGAAGGCGCGGGAGGCGTACAAAAAATTCGGGGTCTCGACGGAGAACGTCAACCGCGGCCTCAGAGGCTGGGAGGCGCTGCGTAACCTGAAGCGGTCGGTCGACTCCGCGCGCGACTCGATCGCCGAGGGCGCGCTGCCGGCCTTCACGGATTTCGTGAACGTGATCTCCAAATTCATAGACAACAACAAGGAGCTGTTGAAACAGGCGGCGCTGCCAGTCTTCCTCGGCACGCTGGCCACCGCGGTGATTTCACTCGGCATCGCGATCGCCGGCGTCATCGGACCGTGGGGCGTCTTGGTCGGCCTCATCGTCGCCGGCGGCGTCCTGATCTACGACAATTGGGCCACGGTAAAAGCTTTCTTCGACGAGAGCCTGCCCGGCATCCTGCCTGCCCTCAACGAAGTCCAGCGCGGCGTCTCGGCTTGGCTCACCAAGGGCTCGCAGGACATCACCCAAGCCTTCAGGACCGGCGGCATTATCGCCGGCTTCGACCAGATCTGGGCGACATGGAAGACCGGCTGGACCGATTCGGTCGCGTGGATCTCGGGCAAGATGTCAGGGATCGACTGGAACAAGATCGGCAGTGACGCG